CCAAGCTCGGTGTAATGTACACCAGTCTTTCAAACAGTGATTTTTTGAGTATTCTCTGTCAATCACGTTCTTGCCAAATTTTTCACACATGATAGTATACCAACGATCCCAATACCCGTCAAGTATCTGCTGTTCCGATACAGTTATTGTCACACGAGTCCAGTCGTCGTTTTCGGGATATCTGGGTTCATGGTATCTAAAATATCTCATTGTTGGTCGAATACCTTGTCGACTATGTTTTTGGCTGTATATGCGCTAAGAGTCCAACCTAGATGGCCATGACCGGTATTGTAATAGATATGATCGAACTTTTTACTTTGGCGCACTATGGGCATCATGTTTGGAGTCATCGGACGCAGCCCTGCCCAAGGTTCAGCGTGTTCTAGATTGATACCTTTGAACATTTTTTTCGCCCACTGCTTTAACGGCCGAATTCTCTGCTGTTTGATATCTGTATTGTAACCTGCAAACTCTGCGGTTCCTGCAATTCTTAGTCTGTCCTCACCCAACCGTGCAGTGACAATTTTCGCAGTGTCGTCTAACAAACTGGTCCATGGTGCTTTTCCTGGGTTGTTTACAGTGATTGAATATCCTTTTACAGGGTAGATAGGCAGTGTCTCTTTCAACTGTTTGGAGAGGCGGTAACTGTCCACGCCTGCACATAAAAATACTAATCCGCCGTTGCGTTCTGCTAGTTTTTTCATATCAGATACGGGCGACTGAATGAATCTAACATTGTGGTGATGTTGTAACCATTTAGTAAGATTTACTGTGAATTTATGAATGTCGCCGGTATAGTCGCTTGTATTATAGAAGCCACCTATTACAGCGGGATTGTCAAGTGCGGGCTCGATGTCTTTGAGTTCTCCGGGTGTTACTTCCCAACGATCGAGACCAGCTTGTAGATACAGAAGATTTGTTTGTCTTGCTTTCTCTAATTCTTTTTTGTCGGTATAGACGTGCAGGATGCCTTTTTCAACACGGTCGAACTCTATACCTGTTTCGTCTGCAATTTCTCTGTATAGATCATGCGCAGTCAGCGCCATCCTACATGTGTCGATCGTGTTTTGCTGTTGGTCAGGAATAGATGATATAAATTTTAGGAACCATCCATACTTGTGTAGACTAGGAGTCGGATCTATTTTTAATGGGGCATCGGATTGAAACATCCACTTTATGCCTTTCTGAACGTTTACCCAAGAGTTCCAAGTTTCGGCATTAGATGCTGACAGCTGGCCACCGTTGGCATAGCTGGTAGCCATTGCAGGATAAGCTCGACTGTCATAGATTGTTACTTCGCAACCTCTTTTGGCCAAATAATAGGCTGTAGTAACTCCTGAAATTCCTGCGCCAACGACTATTGCTTTCATAGTTCACTCTTTTTTAGATTGCATCAGCCGGTGCTGTTTCTTCGTTTTTTTCTTTTAGTTTCGTAGGCCGTAAAGGTTCTAGCCAACTGTCTGGAATGTAGGCCTTGGGTGTATCTCCGAACAAATTGCTTAGGCCAGTTTCAGCGGTAATCCACCAGTAGGCGTCTGTTATGGGAGCCTTGCAGGTTATTCCTCTGTATTTGAAAGTTTCGCCTGTTTTGAGTCTGTCGATGTAACTTTCTACATATACAATTTTTCCTACATTTCCTGGTCTAACAGAGTGAATAATTTTTGCCATATCGCCTTGTTCGCACTTCACGTCATTACCTCGTCTGTTTCACTCGATTCCAACGATCTACTGCGTCTTCACGCGACTCGCCGTACACCTGTCTACCGCATCCTCCATTATGACTCATGCAACCAAAAACCCATTCGCTATAATCGCGTGTAAGCGGGTATAAGGTATCAATAAGATTGTCACTCCAATTTTTACCGCATTCTTTACAAGGAAGGATCTTTTTACTGTTCACTGTTTTGTATCTCTAACAACTTTAAGTTTAATAGAAAATTTTCTAGTGTCAATCTTGTAATAGTTGACAACAAAGTTATTTTGTCTTCTTCTGTGTATTCACGTTTATCGAACTGATCAAGAACACTGGAACCGATCATCTTATAGGCTTCTTCTTTTCCTATATTCAATCGGCCCCAGTCGAAATTTTCGATCTCTTCTGCTTCTCTTGCAATTTCAACCAAAAGTTCGAGATCGATTTTTCGCATTAGAGTTCGTTCTTGCGATCTTGGATTTCTTTTCTACGTTCTTTGGAAAGCTTTCCAATATCGCCGAGTGCCTTGCGAGCACGTGTTGCAGCGGCTTTAACATTCTTAGAATCGAATGCTTCTGCTTCTTTGAGATAGTTTTCGTAGGCTTCTACGATCTGTTCGTGTAGTGTCATGTTTTCTCCTTTTGTTACACTATTTTATCCAGCCGATCTTTCGGCCTTGTTTTTTTCGCGTGTCCCATTCTTCAATAGATCCCGGGAAACGCCATGCCCATAATGCTACTAATGCCATAAATGCTCCGCTCCAAAGCACTGCCTTTACATTGCCGGAGGTTATCCATAGAAACGCTAGACTAGAGCACATAACTAAGAGCATAGCATATTTTGCTTTTATAGGAAAAACCTTGCGCTCTGTCCAGTTTGTTAGAAACGCCCCAAACCAAGGATGATTATATAACCAATTGTGTAATCTAGGTGAGCTTTTAGCAAATGCCCATGCTGCGACTACAAGGAATATTGAAAAAGGTATTCCTGGTAGAACAAAACCCACATAAGCCATGCCTACACATACAATACCTAATGCAATATATAGATACTTTTTGATCATTAGTTACCTACAAATACGTCGGGCGAGCCTTGGTCTGTGAACGGATTGCAATGTGGATCTCCGACTACAGGACATAAGTTATCAGGTTCGGCATTATCAGGCGTATTGTTGACTACAAGTTTGTTGTTTACGTAGACTTGATTAGTTGCCGCTTTTAGATCGCCAGCACCGTGAGTGTTAGGATCCTTGTCGACAGACACAAGAAGATTGTTAACATAAACATTGCTCTGGCCTACAACAGTGGTAGTCGCCCCGCATATTCTTGCATCAGTATCGCGATGTATAGGATCCGAGCTCATTATACAGCGAGCCCTGTTGTGTTCTGCATATATTGTGTTGCCATGTCTTGCTCGGTTTTAGCAATGCAACTAACACTGTTTAGATGAATTAAAAAGGTTGTGTCTTGATCAACTGTGAACATAAAAGGAGCAAGACCTAGGCCCTGTTGCGTTGCCGCAACCATGAGCGGCTTTTCCAATTTAAAGCCTGTGCCAGTTTCGTCGTCTAGTCTTCCTACTATCTCTTCTCCAGAATTAAGTTTGAGAGATACAACATCACCTTTTTGATACGGTGTTTCGATTAACATTATAATTTACCTTCTGTAGAATTAGTGCGAGTCTGTTCTATGTGCAATTCGAGGTCACTATAACCTCCAATGTAATTACCGTTTAACCAAATCTGCGGAGCAGATCTTGGACGTGGTATTCCCTCGCTGTCGCACTGTTCAAACAGTTGATCAGCTGTCCAATCTTCACCAAGCACACGCTCTTCGTACTCGATATCAATACTGTCCATTAGATGTTTTGCCTTGTCACAAAAAGGACAAGTGGTCTTACTCCAAATTATTGCTTTCATAACTATCCTGTATATACTGTGTTGCCTTTTTTATCTACAACGCGGACAAGAACAGCGCCGCTATTCTTTTTATTGAGAGCGGCGCTGATTGCCTGTTGCTCGGAGCCATAGGTACCTATAGTACTCCAGCTTTCAAAAGGCGATTTCTTTTTAAATTGAGCTTTCATCTCTTAAATTTTGGGCAGATCCTCGTAATTCAAATCGTCGCCCATTACTCCTATCACATAGTTAGTGCTCTCGTTTTCCTGCAAAGCGGTTTGCTTCTTGCTGGTCTCCGAGTGCTTGTTGAACCAAGGAATCGGAGTTGTTTTCGGAGCACTCTTATGATATTTAAGCCCAATATCTCTCAAAGTTTCTTTGGCCGTATAGTCCATAAAGTCTTTGAGAATGTCCGCATTAAGTCCGATAACCGGTCCTTTCTGGAAGAGATAGTCTGCCCATGCTTTTTCTTCTTCAATTACATCCATGTACATCTGATAGACTTCTTCTTCGCATTCTTCTTTTGCACGAGCAAATCTTTCGTCTTCTTTTACTACTTGATTGATTATATACGCAGTCCAACCTTTATGCAAGAGTTCGTCCTGCAAAATCAACGAAATAAGATTGCCATTGCCAATAAAGATCTTGTTTTCTACCATAGCAAGGCTGGTAGCAAACGACACCATAAAGCGTAGGCCTTCTAGTGCATAACTGGCCTGTAGAGCCATCCAGATTGCTTTGATGTGTTCATACTCATCAACGTTTTCACCTAATTCTACACGGCAGTTGATTTCGTGAAGCTTATCGTAGTGCACGCCAATATTTGCGGCCATGTTGATAATATCATCAGTTTCGTGAATAGTTTCAAACACTTCTTTCGGAACCTGATAGATGTTGCGAATAATTTGACTGTATGCGCGACTGTGTAGGTTAGTTTCGAAAAAGCCCCAATTGAGACACAGCGCCTCAACTTCAGGAAGAGATACCACTGGAGTAAACACCTGAGTAGGACCTCTACCTTGAATGCTGTCTAGTGCAGTCTGACGGAGAAGATTTGAAGTAAAGATGTGCTTTACCGCGTCGCTGGCATCTTTAAAATCTGTTGCATCTTTTGTAAGGCTAACTTCTTCTGGCACCCAAAAGAAACCACGAGCAGTTGTTTCGAACTGCTGAATCTTAGGATACTTGACTTCTTCGAATCTCTGAATAGTTACCGGACCTTCTGGGTCGAGGAACATTTTCCTGCCGAGATAGTCTGTATTTTTCTTTAGATCATATTGCTCTTTACTCATTTAATTTCCTTTTCTTTATAGTTTACAACTTTCGCAATCGTCCATATCATCAATATCAATATTGTGATTTCCGTTAATAGTACCAATTGGCTTTTCTAATTCTAACTTTTTTAGCAGTTCGTCTGGTGACTTGGCCCCCGCCTTGTTGATCAGACTGTAGTAGAATGTCTTGAGTCCCCAGTGCTGTGCAAGCATTAGGTTCTTTGCAATTGTCGTGCTGGGCACTTTGTACTCCGGATAGTTGGCGGGGTTATAAAAAGTATTTGTAGAAATACTTTGGTCTATATAAGCCGCTAACACCGCTGATGTTTTAATGTAGTTCACACAGTCTTCTTGTTCCCACATCAGCTGATACTTTTTCTTAAGTTTGTGATACTCTGGGACAACCTGAGTGAACGATCCGGCTTTGGATTCTTTGGTCGAAATCAAACTCATTGGCATTTCGATACCGTTGGTAGAGTTAATAACAACACTAGAACTTTCAACCGGAGCAATCGCGGTCAATGTTGCATTGTGTATTCCGTGTTCCTTCATCTGTTCTCTCAGCGATTCCCAGTCAAGCTCTGGTGTGAAGTCTACCAGCTCGTTAGCACCCTCTGCTCGCCTCTCCCAAGGAAACACTCCTCTACCGTACCAGGTTTTGTGAGAATCTAAACAAGCGCCTCTGTCGCGGGCTAATTCTACGCTGGATTCGGTTAGGAAGAAACTTTGATGTTCCATCCAAGATTTTACTTCTTCTAGAGCATCGTCGTCTCCGTATTTTAGGCCACGCTTGGCATGCCAGTATGCAAGATTAGTAATCCCAACTCCCAGCGGTCGTATTTCGTCGTTGCTTAGCTTGCTCTGAATAGATAGAAAGTCTTGATAATCTAGAATGTTGCAGAGGCTTCTCTGCAGAACCCTACATGCTCTGCGCATGTCTTCTGGATTTCTAAATGCTCCCCAGTTAATACTGCCAAGTGTGCACAAAGCAATTCTGCCTTCGTCGTCGTCTAGCCGCTTAAATGGACGAGTTGGAAGTAGTATTTCGCAACAGAGGTTAGATTGATAAATGGTATGGTATTCTGGGTCGAATGGGCCTTGATTCATTACATTATCTACAAACACAAGATAAATGCGACCTGTGTCTGTTCTTTCCTTCAAAATACCGCTTCTGAAAACTTCTTCTGCGGGTAGTGTCTTTTTACGAAGATCTTTTTTCTTTTCGTACTTAACATACAAACGCTCAAACTCTTCAGTGTCAGAGTAAAATGCCTCGTAAAGGTCGGGAACTTCGTTCGGATCGAAAAAAGTAATGTCCTGTTGATTCTTGAATCTTCTCCAAAAGAAGGCGTTAAGAACAACACCATAATCTAAATGCCTAACTCGAGTTTCGTCGGTTCCTTGGTTGTTCTTAAGAACAATCATGTCATCGAACTGATAATGCCATATTGGATAGAACACCGTGGCACTAGCATTTCTAATACCCCCTTGTGAACAAGAGCGGAGATCGCCGAACCATTTTTTAAGGAACGGAAGCATGCCCGTGTGCATTATCTCGCCACCGCGAATTGGGGCTCCCCAAGGACGCAGACGTCCGATCTCTAAGCCAATACCGGCTCGCTTAGAAGCATATTTTGCCATCATTTCTCCGGATGCAAAAATACTGTCGAGGTCATCGTCAGATCTTATAAGAACGCACGAGGAAAACTGTTTGGTTTTTGTTCCAAGTCCGGCTAAGACAGGTGTTGCCAGTGTAAATAATCCGTCGGATCCGCAGGCATAGTATTCTTTTATTAATTTCATGCGTGTGCGCTTTGGCTCTTCTTTATGCATTACTGTTGCCGCCGCAACCATGTATCTAACTTGCGGTGTTTCGAATACTTGTTTTGTTGAGCGATTTTTTACCAGATATTTTTCAATCATCTGTTCAATTGCAGAATAAGAATAGTTTTCGTCTTTTTCATGATCGATTATCTTGTCCATCCTATCCCATTCTTCTTCGCTGTACCACTCTAACAGATCCGAAGTGTACATACCTTCGGCAACGTTCTTCTTAACAATGTCGTACAGTCTAGGGGGTTCATATGATCCGTACACGTCCTTACGCAACATTGATAGTCGCTGCTTACCAGCAACATACTGATAATTTGTATGACCTATATCCGGATTAGCTTCCACGTCGACTAGATCGACAATCGCCCGCAGTGTAATTAGATCTATTTCGTTAGTTGTAATCCCGTCGTAAAAATGGGGCTGTGCATTGATTTCTATCATCGATTGGCTAACATCTGCGATACCTGCACATATCTTTGCAACTTGCTGCTGCCATTTCTCTAGCGCTAGCGGCTCCTTATCGCCGCTACGTTTGGTAACTATAATCTCACTCATTTATGCCTCTTTTTATTTTAGTGAAGGTATTTAGCGAAGGCTTGGGCAGGTCCACAGTAAGTAGGAATTCTGAGTCCGAAGTTCTTCGTAAGTTGCAATATTTCGATATTCAAGATTCAACACGAATAGTGAATCCACTGCCAAAAAATATCTAAACACCTTTTTGTCGATTGCTGACTTATGTATCTCGCATAGGCTATTTGAAAAACGCTTAGTTAACTTAAGACTATAACACATGCCCAACACAATAGCAAGATCGTCTAAATTGTCAGTTAAAACTAAGTCCCAGGGGCCAGGCCACTGACTAGGCTGAATATCCTGCATGTAATTGTTTACGAACGGAGCCTGAGCCCAAAAATCAGCAACATCTAACAGCGGTTGTTGCGAGGTTTCAAGACTGTGTCGAAATTCTTTCCAGGCCTTTATCCTTTCTAGATCGAACAGATTAAACACTATACCTCACAGAATACGAAATATTTCCTGTTTCGCCCGATGCAAGTGGATTTCTATATTTTAAAATTAAAGTGTCAATAACTGTATTAGAATCGTTATCTACTAATTCGGCTCCGAATTCGAATTTTGTCATTAGTTGACCTGCTGTTGAGGATTGCGAATTATCCGAATAGTCAAACGAATCGAAAATCGACACTTTGGTCTTGGCCTCGTCGACAACTAGTGTAAGCTCACCGGTCCTGAGTTCTGTGCCTAGTCTTAGAGTATAATTTAAATTAGTAACTCTGTTTTCTGCACTAAAGATTGCAAGTGTGTTAAGTGCATCCGATAGAAAAATATCACTAACAATAATGTCGTCAAAGGATGTAGCTGACGAATTTTGTGCTTCTGAAACATATACAATCGATCCAGTGTTTGTTGTTCCGGCCAACTTCTGTCGATCGCTTGTGCAACGTTCTAACTTATTGTCTACAAATTCTCCAAAAATTACAAACGGCTCTTGTGGTTGATCTGGGCCTAATTGGCCGTTAGAACATTTTCTAAATCTGCTGTCTCGTATTGTAGTCCCGATACCTTGATTAACGAACATTGCATTAGAGAAGATTTCTTCGAACTCGCAACCATCAAAAGTCCAATAATTGCCTTGCGACGGAATACCAGTACTAAAAAATGCTGAATAATTTATATAAAATTTACAAGATTCAAAGTACAAAAATGTATCAAAGACTGCTGTTTGTTTTAAACTAAAACTCACGCTGTTTTTTTCGAAGTTACAATTCTCAAACTTGATATCGGTAACCTTAACGCCGACTATGTCATTTTCCCATACAAGTGCCGCTGATTCATTATTGATATCAGAAACAGCATCGGATAACTGATACTCGCCTTCAAATGTTACATCTCTAAACTGTGTATCAAATACTCCGGATAAATCTATAGAACCAGTGCTTCGCTTAACTGTTATATTAGAAATATCAATCGAACGCGGACGATTGCTACTGGTAAAGTTTTCTTTTGTTTCACCTGCAGTGGTTATGAACTCAATATTGCTCGCGCCAATTTCGATCACCGAATTAGATCTAGTCTCGCCGCGTATAATAGCATTGCTTGGAATTTTTAAATCGTTATTAATCAAAAATTGGCCGTTTGGAATATATAAAATTTTTCTATATGAATCGTCGGGATTTTGAAATAGAGTTTCCATGGCGTTTTTAAATGCTTCTGTTGAATCGGTAGATCCGTCAGGAACGGCACCAAAATCTAAAACACTTACTTGTATTTCATCAATTTTACTTTGTAACGACCGCTCAACGGTGTTGGTAATGTTAGTGTTATCATTTGCAAACTCATAAGCATTTGCTAACTCGATAAGATTGTCGTTAGCTGTAAGAATTTTAGTATTGCCTACGGCAGGGGCACCTTCAGCAACACTGCCATTGCCGATGAAAAGCTCTTGGCTGTCTACAGCCCAAGCAAATTCTGCAGACGACAGTTGCGGTACGCCGGTATTTGAATTTTTTTTCCCACGACGCACCTGAATTTTTGAGATTTGAACCACAGCCACTTGACTTTACTCCTAGTTTACAAAGTATTTATCTGCTGGCGCGTGTAGAAACTTTGGCTAAAGTTTTTTCTAACAGCTTCAATTCACTTTCACCGTAGTCTAAAAGACGTGCTTTATTATAATCTACTATATCTTGAACTTCGTTGTCCTTATCTAAAAGAAGTTTAGCCTGATTAATTATTTCTTCAATCTCAGCCGATGTGCTTGTTACAAATTGATCATATTCTTCATTGATTATATTCGCAAATGTTCTAAAGCCTATGCTGTTTAAATACTCAATGGCAGGAAATCCTGCCCTTATTACAAACGGCTGTTTATTTAGAATTGGACGATAGGTCTTTTCTGTAAGAAAATAGGACCCGTCGTTGTTATGGGTTTCGCATATCAAACTAACTTTAGAATTTTCGTATATGTATGCAGAACCCCAACCCTGACTAGAGTTACCATCGTTAGTTTCTAACACCTCGGTGTTATCTAGAGGACCTTGGTGTTCTTTAATGAAATTAAATAACTGATCGCTTACAGTTGTTTTTGGATAACCCAATAAGCTAATTAGAGATTGATCGCGTTCAACATGTTTTGCGAACAATTCAATCAGTTGAAGCCTAGGCGGCTTATCTAATTTGCCGAGAAGCAGATTAATTTTTTTAGGTAATTCTCTTAATATCTTGTTGCTTGCGATTGCAGGCGAATCTTTATACCTTACTACACAAGAAATAGCAAACAGATCACAGAAAATAATGTTGTCTGAATTATTAAATATCGGCTTAGCACTTTTGTTTAAAACAAAGTAGATATTATCTTTAGAGATTCCTTTTTTGTTGATATTTTCTATCGTAGATTCCCAGAATGCTCTAGAAATACCAGATTCAAATGAATAATCAATAAGCAGGACTGTCTTTTTATTCTTACGTTGGAATATAATATCTAGATTAAAATTTAAATTTAATCCGCTAGTTAATAAAAACAATGTTCCCGGAAAAGAAATTGCACTCTGATAATCGTTTACAAAAAACTTTGAAGATAGGAGGCCTGCAATTAAATTCCTATTGCCTCTGTGATTTTCATCTAAACAGAATATTTTGAATCTTGTCATCAAAGATTATAGTATTGTTCTACACGCCCTAACCACATATCATGATACTTGTTAAAATTATCGGGAGTTAGATCGAATTGTTGATAATCGAAGTTACGCGAACACATAAAGATATGGCCGTGCCTTATGTCGGTTCCATAGACTTCGTTGTGTGCAAGTGCATACGCCATTAGCTGTAAGTAATAATCTTCGACCCATTCGGCTTTTTTAGGTCGATTGGTTTGTTTGAAATCACAAATAGCAGTATTGCCTTTGTATTCGCCTACTAGATCAGCGGTGCCACTGTAAAGTCCAGGATAGTATAAACTTTGCTCCATGGCATAAACTGCGTTTACATCTACTAATGCATTTTCAATAATTTGATTTGCCATCATGTTAGCCTGTACATGAACAGGATTGTTGCCGGGCTGTCTTTCTTCGCCGATAATAAATCGTTCTAAATTTGAATGCATCGCGGTTCCAACGCCGGCTGCTTCTTTGGTTATTTGTTTTGCTTTTTCTTCTCCTACTCTCTTTCGCCATTCGATAAGATGAGTTTTATCTTTCGTCTTGTCAAGGATAGTAGTAACGCTCGGAAGCTTCTCACCGTCGGGGGTTTGATATACACGCTTGCGAGTAACTGAATCGTTAATCTGCATGCAGCCTTGGTATTGAAACTTTTCTATAACTGGAGGCGGAGAGTAGTTTTGTATTTGATTCATGCTTTATATATTACACATGAATTAAGAAGCTGTCAATCTAGATTTTTTTCTGCTTGGCCTGCTGCAATATCATTAATTGTATCTTGGCTATCTTCTTTATCGGAGTCTTTGTCCTTAGAAGACACCCCGGGGACATCTAACACAACTCCATCGGAATTAAAATTTTTCACTAGCTTATTAAAACTTTCTTTATCTTCGTCGAACATAGCTTTAAATGTTTCATAATCAATTGCCATTGTTCCAAACATTTTGTTAACAGCAGCCCACGAGAGTTCGGCCGGAGCACCTTTGCTGGCAGCGCGGCCACGTAGATTGCGAAGAATAGTAATTAGTTTGTTTTTTACAGGACTTTCAACAAACTCTCGAAATCTCATAGGTCGTTCATTTCCTGACGCAGATCTCGAATTTGATTCCTAAAATATCGAATCTGTTTACGAATATCTCTACGACGTTCGGCTCGATCTCGCATTGTTTGCGCTGCCTGCTTCATGTCGGTGGGTTCATTAGGATCTTGTTCGTATATTTTTTTTAGATCACTGTCTGAAGCTATATTCTCTAATTTCATCCTGCGAGTATCCTGTAAAAGTTATTTGCCCTCTCATAGCTTTCACGCTGTTCTCTACCTTCTGGCTCGATGCCGCCTGCTGCTGGATCGGAAGTCTCGAAGTCGTCGCCCTCGTCGTCTAAGTCTAGATCAACCTCGCTGGCATCCATGTCCATATCGACATCTGTATCGCTGTCGTCATCGGTATCAGTATCGCCTATCATGTCGGTTGCTGTTTCCTGGCCGGTCAATACTCTAACTGCGTTTGACATTTCATCTCTTGTCTGTTTAAGATGATCAAGCGCATCTTCAATTGCAGGAGCGGAGGTAGATAAGAATTGTTTTGCTTCTTGTTGTCCCATTTCGCTCCTAATAGAGTCACCTAACGAAAGAAGCGTATCATTCTCCATGCTGCTTAGCTCTTCTATCCATCTGCTAATTTTGTCTACCATAGAGTTTGCAGTGACTATTGCACTTGCTTGCTCTACCTCGTCTTCGTTAACAATGAAATTTTGAAATTTATTATCTATGTCTTCCATGTGGTTTGTACCTATATTTTGTTTATTGTCGTTCTCGGCAGTGTTATCACTAAAAACTTCTTCAAAAGGCAGTCTCTGTTGTCCTGCAGCAGGATCTAGATTTCCTTGTTCAGCATCGTCTTTGATTTCAGTCTTAGCATAACTGACAGCGTCTTCTAGATCAGGATGGTAATAGGAGTGCAACATCTCACCGAATTTCTCGCTGTAGATGTAGGATGCGAAAGGACCATACATTTCATCTGCTTTGGGATTTTCTGTAATGATCACCGGAACTGAAGCAAATTCTTTTCCAGGTTTGTAACTAAACGCCTTTA